CTCATCTCGAAACTCCATCATAGTTGCTCGCGATGAACGCCTCGGGGTAGCTGAAATTGACGTCCTCAGTCAAGGCGTCCCAGTCTTGCATGAGTCGCCCGCGAACGACTCCGGCGATGTCGATGCGCGAACCATCCCTTGCTTGTCCGCAAGCCGTAGCGGCCGTTAGGGAGCTCTTCGATTCGGGCATCACTCTACCTCCTCGTCCATCAGGATCGCCCAGACGTTGTCGCTGACTCCCTTGGAGTCTCTTGACGTCTTTATATCTTCCTTGTGAATGTCATTGATGCATCGGGGAACACCCGAGAGACGCCAGCGTGTCTCTCTGCCACAAGTGAGGCAGGCGACGTCCGCCTGGCCTTTGTACCACGAGGGTTTGAACGGCGGGAGTGGAGAGCACTCTTTCAGAAGCTCCGAAGCTTCTGCTTCGAGGATCTGAATCGTTTCATAAGCGGCAGAGATCTCGCGCCCGATGGCGCGCAGGCGCTCCTCAGGAGTCAGAAGGGTACGCCGCACGACCGGGCGCGCGTCCTCTCGCACAGAGACCGCGCGTAGGCTTGGATTGTGTGCGCGCGCATGGGCTGCGCGAAGCGCGTGGTCTTTCTTAAATTCTGGCGGCTTTGTCGCGTTGTAGTGCTTTGAATGCTGCTCGGCGGTTAGGAACGACTCACCGCAGGCGCAGATGATAGAACCTACGCCGGGCATCAGCGTGGCCTCCCGACTTCGGAGCAATCCGTGAAGTGTAGGTCCACCGAGGCGTTGGGGCAACTACAACCCCACGCGTTGACTTCTGGCCCAGGGATATACACCTTGAGGGGCGTAACACGATACCAGAAGCCTGGGTTGTCCTGCTGTACGTTGAATCGTACAGTACGCTTTGTGAGGTTTTGATGTGCAACGTAGAATGCCTGGTCGCGCTCTGCCTGTGCGATAGCACAGCGAACATGGTCTAGAACATTGAACCACGAGGGGCTCACCTGCTGAGCCTTGCGACCTTTTGCTTCCATCTCGTCACCTCTTTCTAGCCTCAACCAGGCCATTTATGGTCAGACTATAACATGGGGCGCCCGGCGCCTGCAACCACAAAATGTGGGGTAGAACCCACTCTTGTGTACAAGGCATCAGCTTGTACACAAGCATCGACCTGGCACAAGGCATCGCCTCGCGAAGCAAAGCGACACTTTACAAGTTGTCGCCGCTTCGCGGCGTCGAAAGGCGATGCCAGTCTGGCACAAGTGGGGCAAAAACCTGGGGAATGGGGAATCCCCAAGCATCTTAAGGAAAGTTTTAAGGCCAAAATATGACCTTAAAGGTAAACTCGCACCAAAGGTAGACTTTCCCCAAAGATGCTTTTCCCCAAAGTTCCCCATATTTAACATGACGACAGCGCCGATGTCGGCGCGCGCACACGCCATCACGGTAAGTGTCTAACTTATGCGCCCGGGATCGGTGGGCAAAAAAAGGGCCGGCCCATACAGGCACCGGCCCCCCGTTGGTGAGAGCGCTACTTCATCGCGAGGCGGCCGTTGGTCTCCGTGGCCAACTTGGCCTCCAGCAGCATTTTCTTGGCGACCACGAAGGCATCCTTTGGCTCGGCGCCGAAATTGTCGGCATCCTGGAATCCCGTGTTGATGGCCGCGATCCGCTTCGCGAGTGGCAGTTCCAGGAGCTTGGCATTGGTCTTGATGTTGATGCGCTGCCCGTCGAACAGGTTGTACCGGATGTTATCCCGCGTGAGCCACGGGGAGTCCTGGCTCGCGGCGGGCCTCAGCGAGGCCTTTTTCCGGAGGTCGGCACCGTAGTACCAGTCGCGGTAAAAGCGATTTTTGCCCTCCTGGTCCAGCGTGTTGTAGAACGCGACGAGCACCGAGGGCTCGGCGGGGCCGGTAAACGTACCCTTTGCCGACCCTTGCGGCTGCCCCTCGCCCATGCTCCACTTGGCGATGGTCTCGAAAGTACCGATGTTCCCGTTCCGGGCGTCGGGTTTCGGGACCGTGACGGGGCGAACTGTGGTGGTTGTGGTTGTGGGCGTTGCCATGATTTTCTCCGTTGGGGGTAAGTTGTGCGTTGCTTGGAGCCTGTTCTGTTCACCCCCTTCCCGGCCCTGCGCTGTGTTTTCCATATGCCTACATTACCACAAACAAAGCCTATGCAACAAAATAATTTTGCGGCGCTCCGCGCGCCACGGGTACCGAGGGCGTCGAAGTTAGGTGCGCTTAATCCCACGGCTTAAGCGCACCTAACACGTCGTGTTATACATGTTATACATGTTATATAAGATATAGCACGCCTCCAAACATTTGAATATTCAAATATTCAAATATAACAAGGGGGGCGGGTCCCCAAAGTCGAGTTGGCACGATACTTGCGCAAGCTACGCTTGTATTTTTTCAGACTTTTTCCCCTTGAAAGTCGAGGCATCGAGCGCGCAACGCGGCGTCAAGTACGGCGAAGTATCGCGTACTTAGCATTTTTTGCGGCTTTTTGCCCGCACAAAAGGCTTGCGCCTCGGAATTTTTTATGGTATAGTAGTATCGCAATGGGCGTAAATCGTCGTATCATTCTACTCGCATCGAAGGGAGAGAGCGATGAAGTGATCGCCCGAGAGACTGGAGTACCGTTGGGGGCCGTACGCCTCATCCTGCGTTCACCTCTGGCGCAGGGTGAGGTGTTACGCGCAGAGCGCGCAACGTGATCAGAATCTGTGGTCGATGCGGACGGCCCTTCGGGCTCCTTGATCTCACTCTTGAAGTCGTCGGAAGTTTCGTGAGGCATTACGTCTACTGTCCTTCGAGGCCGAAGGCGTGAGTATGCTACATCGAGACGGAACATTCGAGGGCATCTTCACGCCCGCCGCGCGAGCGCGTATCGTCGAAGAGCTCTTTTCCGGTGGAGTGGAAATTCCCTCCGGACTGCTTTCAAAGGCGTTTCAAGTACTCGACGCGGGGATGGCAGCGACGGAGACAAAGTTCTTCTCTTACAAAGGATATGTCAAGAGTAGAGAAGTCGTCGTCGACCATCAGACGCGGCTTGCGGCAAGCAAAGAAGTTTTCAGCATTGCGACACTTCTGACGAGAGAGAAAGATCCACCGAAGGTGGATGGCACCGTCGCGATGGAGTTCGACAATAACACTGGCGTCTTACGGATTGTTGTCGGAGCTGGAGGGGCGGCACAGGCTTTGCCTGTGTCTACAATTCGTCAAGTGCACGCCCCACCTGTTTTGACATCTGCGGCTGCTGCCTTCCTGGATGAATACCCTGGGATGCCCAAGCTCAAAGGCCCCGGGCCGCCTAGACTACTCTCTGAGCTTGACCGCATCTTGAAAGAGGATCTGGAAGAGAAACGAATCCTGAGTGACGAGATAGTCGATTGAACTTCTTGCGCCGATGTCTTGAGGGCTATGGGCCTCTCGGTGGTTTCCGTGTCGATCATATCACCTGGCGGCGTACCGCCGACGGCTGGAAGCGAAACTGATGCCCGGCGTTCTCCACGCATACCGCACGTATCAACGCGAGGTACGTGATGCCCGACAAGAAGGCTGCAAGAGATTCGTCACGGTCTGGCATCGTCGTTCAGGTAAGGACCGTACGTGGTTGGCCTTCACCGCAGAAGAGATGTTGAAACGTAAGGGTTTGTATTTCCACATCTTGCCAAGCCTCAACCAGGCTAGGCGTGACGTCTGGGACAACATCGGAACGGACGGCATTCGTTTTCGAGACATCATCGGGCCTCCCAATTTCGTCAGCGAGTACAACGAAACTGAGATGCAGATCACGTACATCAACGGATCTGTATGGCAGTTGATGGGTGCCGATGATGAACGCGCGATAGCGCGCCTCAGAGGCCCAAACCCCGTAGGGATTGTCTTCAGCGAATTCGGCGACATGCTCATTGGCGCCTGGGACACTCTCTCACCAGTTCTCGCAGAGAACGGTGGTTGGGCAGCGTTCAATTACACGCCTCCAAAGATCCTCCCCTCCTGTTGTGTTAAGGGTGACCCTAAAGAAAACAGATGCAAAGGGAACCACGCCCTTTATCAATATCAGTACGCGAAGGCGACACCTTCGTGGTTCTCGCGCCTCCTGACTGTCGAGCAAACTCGGCGCGACGCCGAGGGAGAGGATGGCACCCGTGTCATCCCAGAATCTGAAGTCGCCGAAGACCTCGTCGAAAAAGGAAAACGACACGTCCGCCGCGAATACTACTGTGATTTCGAGACACCAGTTGAAGGTTCCTATTATGGGGACCTTATCCTCCAAGCTGATCGGGACGGACGGATTGGCTTCGTACCAGTGGCTCCAAACTCTCCTGTCAACCTTGCCTGGGACTTGGGAGCAAAGAAGCTCACAATGGCCGTTGGAGCTTTCCAGCTTGTTGGGCAGGAGATACGCTGGATCAATTGCTGGAGCGATGTGGGACGCGGTATTCCTGCCTACGTACATGCAATACGAGAAGGGAATCATTACTCTTTCGGTCGAGTGTATGTTCCACACGACGCGCGCACTCACGAAATCGGAACAGGCAAAACTCGTGTTGAGACTCTTCGGGGCCTGGGCTTCCGAGACATTGTCGTTGTTCAAAAGCTGGGTCCAGCCGACGGCATAAGCGTGGCACAGAGGCTCTTCCCAAGGATGTGGTTCAACCAGCACACTTGCCAGCCAATGTTAAATGCATTAAAATTGTATCACGAAGAGAACGGAGCGCCCAAAGCGGACGAGACATCACACTTCGCCGATATGTTCCGTTATGCTTGTGTCGGTATTCGTGAACCGCGCTCGGCGCAGTTCGCAACAAACAACACCCAGCGCGAAGCGCGCACTGACCATGATCCATTTGGCAGAGGCCAAATACCTGGTCAACGTTATGCTTCTTCAAGGACGGCATACAATGGCTAGGGAGGCTGGTGATCTCTGTTTTGACCCATCTCCCACTGAAGGTCGGGCTGATTGTCATTGTAATCTGCCTCCTGGTCATGGTGGTAATCTACACTGGTGTATTGGGAAACCTTTTACGATCGTCGAACATTCTCCACACTTCTGGCCAGTTGTCGGACAAGAAGTCCCCATCAACACCTTCATATCAAAAGAGACCCAGTGCCCCACCTGCCGCACCGTTTTTAAGGTAAGCGACGAGCATGTGGGGAAGAGCATCGTGGTAATCGGCGAAGCAGAGCGTCTAGCTCTGCCAATCTTCCAGCCAAAGGAGATTGTGAAAAATGGCCCGTAGTGGCAGGCGGTTCAAGATCGGTGCTGCTGGCCCGCTATCGCGGGACGAAACCTTAGGTCAGGGTGGTGATCCCAATGCGCGTGGTGAGTTTACGCGAGGCGAGGTACGTCCATATCAGCCTCCCACGCCCGAGGCAGTTCCAGAGACACCTCCGGCTGCGCCTCCTGCCGAGGCACCCGCAGGCGAGATCGTCGTAGTAGTGCCGGACAATTCACGGCCTTCGGGTGATCCTGGCTCTGATACTGGTGCCCCTCCCGGAGGCCCACCCGATGGGCCTCCAAGTGACTCTGGACCGCCAAGTGACGCAACGTCCGCCCGGGGCCGAAAGGTCACTGGTAGCGAAGGCGAGCATCCAATCACCGCTCAAAAGGGCGAATGGATCATCCAAGAATCCGCCGTCAAGAAGTACGGTGATGCCTTCATGAAAGCGGTCAACGCTGGCAAGATCAAGATCATGAAACGCAGCGAAGCCGCACAACACTTTGGCAAAGGTGGCAAGGTTGACGTACCCATCTCCCGCAGTGGGAGAGCGTACGCTCGAATGAAATAGATGCCCATTGCCGGCGTGCGATATCGTTACGCTCCAGGCGGCACTGTCAGACTTGCGTTCAAGGATGGCAAGGTTGTCGAGGCCAAGAACATGAAGACTAGCAAGACACACACGCCTGCCGAGTTTGCCGCAGACGCGGCAAAGAAAAAGAAGCGTCGTTATGCTTCGTAGGAAGTTCCTCGAATTTCTTGCGTTATTGCCATTAGCACCGCTAATGCCATCAGTCGTCCCTATTAAGCGTGTCATGGGCTTCTACATGCACGGGGGGACACTAATTGAGAATGGCAACGGCTTGACCCTCGCGAAGCTCCTCGAAGCGAAACGAATCCTTGACTCTCAAAACGTTCCTCCCGAGAATCGTTGGTTGAGCGAGGTCGTCTAGTGTTTGGCGGAGGCGGCGGTGGTGCGCCACCACAACAGCAACCAAAGGTCGATGAGACTGCATTGGCAAAGCAGAAGTCTGACGCAGAGGCCGAGGCCCGCAAGTTGAAGCGTAAACGCTACGGGAGGCAAGCAACACGCTTGACTGATCCAATTGTGGATCTTTCTAATTCGAGGCCCAATCCTTCGCTACTCGGCGGTGGTGAGCCACCGACATCTGGATAGACATGGCCGCCAGCGCCGAAGAAATCAAAGCGAATTGGATGCGCCTCAAAGCCAACAAGGCCAATTGGGACAGCACTGTTTCGCAGATGTTGGACTACCTCTGTCCAAGGAAAACAAATAGAATCCAAGGCCGAAGGCCAGATGGAACCAAGCAAACAGATAAACAGTTCGACAGTGCCGGGGAAAACGCCGGACAAAAGCTCGCTGCCACAATGGCTGGCACCATGTCATCGGCAGCTGCGAAGTGGTTCGGGCTTGTCCCTCGCGATACTCAACTGCGAAAGTTGCAAGAAGTCATCGAGTGGCTTGAGGAATGTGCCGATCGACTGTATGCTGCGTTTAACAACCAACCTTCTAACTTCCAAGCTGAAATGGCCGAGGTTTATCTCGATCTTGTCTACATTGGAACAGCAGCCATTCTCATGGAAGAGGCTCAGATCAGAAGTCGTGCTTTCTTCGGTGGATTCCGGTTCCGTGCACTCGATTTTGGAGAGTTTTGGATCTCTGAAGATCAGTTCGGACGTGTAAACACTCTTTATCGCGAGTTTGAGCTTACGTATGATGCACTGTTTCGTCAGTTTGGGCCTCAGGCCATTGGCACCGATGCCTTGAATCATTACACTGACAACAAATATGATTTGTGCAAAATTCTCCACGCGACATATCCACGTGATCGCTACGACCGGCGTTTGCAGAACCAGGCAAACATGCCTTTCGCATCCTGTTACTTACTTCAACGTAGCAATCACATAGTTGCAGAAGGAGGCTTCCCTGAGTTCCCGTACTCGGTTGCCAGGTGGACGAAAGCGCCCGGTGAAACGTACGGCCGCGGTCCCGGACATCAGGCCTATCCTGACGTACGTAGCCAGAATCGCCTCGTTGAACTTGAGCTTGAAGCTGGCTCAAAAGCCGTGGATCCTCCGCTCCTTCAGATGTATGAAGGGATCATGGGAGACACAACACTCAACCCCGCCGGTATTAACTATGTTGATCCTTCACTCGCGGGAGGTAATGTCCGCAACGTTATTGCACCTCTCGAGTCTGCTTCCAACTTCACGTGGGCCAAGGATCGCCTTGAGAGGCTCGAACAAAAAATAAGGCAGGCATTTTTCAACGATCATCTTGACATGCCTATGTCCGATCGTATGTCCGCGACAGAGTTTGCCGGGCGTCAAGAGATTATGCAGCGTATGATTGGTCCCACGATGGGACGAGTTCAGATCGAACTTCTGGCAACTGTCATAGACAGGGGCTTCAACATCATGCAGCGCGCGGGTGCGTTGCCGCCTCCGCCTCCTGTCCTTCTTCAATATGTTGGAGCTGATATTGATGTTACTTTTGAAGGGCCTCTAGCCCGAGCGCAGCGCTCGGCTGACCTCGTAGCAATTCAACGCAAGAATGATTGGCTTCTGACTCAGAGTCAACTTGGGAATTCCAACGCCGTCGACAACTTTGATGCGGACGAGGAGGCCCACGAGATCGCAATGCTGACGGGCCTCCCAGCAAATATTGTTCGATCAGACAAAGTGCGTGATGAGATCAGAGCAAAGCGTGCCTCTGAGACTGCCAAGAACGCCGCATTGACCCAAATGGGTCAAGTCGCCGAGGGTATGGGCAAGGCAGGACCGGCATTGAAGTCAATGCCTAAAACCGCAGGTCGGATGGACAATGCCTTTGCCGGGGCCGCATGAATCGGGATATTCCCATCAGCAAAATTTTAACATATCTCAAAAAATATGCCCAACGAACAGGTTAATTCGACACAAGATCCCTTTGATATGCGGGGCTCAGCTGCTGAGCCCTCCGTCAATGAAGAGGCCCAACGACAACGTGCTTTGTGGTGTGAGAAATACTATCTTGTCTTCGCGAACCCTACGGGTCAAGAGGTTCTTGACCATATGAAGAAGCGCGCGTTTTTTGAACATTCCACGTTGCTCGGCAATCCTCCACAACATGTCAGGGACATGCGCGAAGGGATGCGGATGTTCGTCCTCGAAACTCAGGGATTCGTTACGCGTCATGCGAAAGGAACAGAAAAGCAACCGATGCAGAGCGTAGCTCTCAGCAACACTACGGAGGCAGAACGTGAGACCTAGGTTCCCTATCCTACTTTTCGGAGGAGGTGCCGGTGGAGGAACGGCCGATGGAGGCGTGGGAGGTGGCGCTGGAGGAGGTACTGGCGGGTCTGGTACGAGTGGCGCTCCAGCACCAGCCGCGGGGGCGCCAGCGCCAGGGGGGACAGTTTCTGACTGGCGCGCAGGTCTTACAGGAGAGTTTGAGCCGTTACGAACAGAGAAAAGCCTCGAGGTCTTCAAAGGAAAAGACTGGAACGAAGTCGGACCCGTTCTCGCTAAGACTGTAGCCTCGCAGTCGAAGCTCGTCGGCTCCTCTGTGCGTATTCCAGGCGCCGACGCGAAACCTGAAGAGGTTGCGGCGTTTCGTGAGAAGATCGGTGTCCCTAAGGACATCAGTGGGTATAAAGATGTGAAACTTCCTGATGTTCCAGGAAAGACATGGGATGTCGCCAGAATCGATGGCATGGCAAAGCCCGCGTTTCACAAGATGGGTTTGACACCACAACAAGCTCAAGAGGCCTTGGGTCTCTTTGCGGATTACATTCAACAGTCAGAAAAGGCAACCCTCGACAGCTTCATGGAGGGGCAAGACTCCCTCATGGACAAGTGGGGCCTCGCCTTTGACTCCAACACAAATTTGGCTTACAGAACACTCGAGAAATTCTTTCCCCAGCCATTCATCAAGCTGATTCAAGCCGCGGGGCTCGATGCGCATCCGGACTTTCTCCAGGGATTCCATGCCATCGGGAAGAACTTCGCTGAGGATGGTATCATCGACGGCTCGGGTATCGGAGCACCAACAATGGAAGACCTCGACAAGCAGATCAGCGAGACACGCGGAAAGATCGCGGCGGCCCCTCAAGGAAGCGCGGCACGAGACGTACTGGAGAAGCAACTCCAGGATCTCTACAAAGCTCGGCATCCCGAACCTGTCGTAGGACGGAGGTCGTAACATGGCCACGACAAAGTGGTACAAAGTCGGCTCTTGCGGTGAATGCAAGAAGCCGATCTGGAGCGACGAGGCGCCAGTGGCGGGAGGCCCGCCAACAGGTAAGACGTTCGCATCGTGTCGATGCGAGGACATCAAGAAAGATCCTCTGAACAAACCGCTACCGCCACCTCCGAAAGACCCTGTGGTCCTCGCGTGTGAGATGGCAGGCGGACATGTCATCACACCACGCAACTGGCCGGTCCAACTTGGTCCCGACCCGGCTAAGTGGAATCTCCAACACGAGATTTGCCCCTGCATCCGATGCAAGGTCAACATCATCGTCGAAGGCGGCGTCCACAAAAGCATCACGATGGACGGTCGCGAACTTGGCAAGGACATCAGAGGCGTGACGGTTCTGGTCGATGACGCGGAGGAAGCCGCATGAAGCCTTCAATTGGTCGGATCGTGATCTACAATCATCCGGGCTCTGCCGACGGCAAATTTCTACCCAAGCAGTCTCCGGGGATCATCCAGCGCGTCAACGAGGACGGAACCATTGAAATGGTCGTCTTATCGGTCTATGGTGGCTTCTTTTTCAACCACAACGTGAGCGAGAGCTCAATCGAGGCGCCTCAACCCAGTACGTGGAGCTGGCCGGCGAGAGTCTGATGGCCCAAGTCGCAATCAAGCTCCGAAACGGACACAAGATCGTGGCGCCTGCCGAGGTATGGGTGTGGGCGATGTTCGAGTCTATGACTAGCGAGCAAGCGCAAAAGGTCGTCGACAAGATCATTCAATTGAAGTCGAACACCTTCGCGACGCAACGAATCGTCGATGAGATCGCGCCCGGCGGTAAGGCCGCGATCATCATAGGGATGAACTGATGCCAAAGCCCAAAGTAATCACAGGGCGAATCATGCTGGACCTCGATAACGGAACACGCATCGACGCTCCAACCGAGGCGTGGGTCCTTGGCATTCTCAATTTGCTTCAAGGATCGCCTCAGTTGGAACAGGTCGTCAAGTACGTTGCCGAGAACGAAACAAAGATCGAAGACCCTGCACCTCTAGTGACCGCCGACGGCCATGCGGTGCATGTGATGAAAGGAATCAAAGTCTAGTAGAAAAGCGCCGGACAATCTCGCGAGAGATCCGACGACGCCGTGGAAAGACACGGTGGGGTAACTGCCCCCACGAGGGCAGAAGGAGAATCCGGGTTGTCCGGACAATTCTCCGTCATGGCTGTAAGCGTTCAAACATGATGGAGAAGATTCCGGCATGGCATTCTTCAACGAAGCCTGGTTCATCCATCAGCTGAACGATACCCTCGTTCAACTGGCCCAGCAGAAGATCCAGAAGACACAGGGCTCGTACCGGGTGAAGATGGGCGTGGTCGGCAAGACATACCCATTCAACCGCATCGGCCCTGCTGTGATGTCCCCGCTCGCACGTGACGCGGACACCACGTACATCAATCCTGCCTCCTCGAAGCGTCGCGCACAGCTCGCAGACCAAGGCGCAGCTGTCCTTATCGATGAGCTCGATCAGCTCAAAACCATCGTCAATCTCGACAGCGAGCACGCCGCAAATCTGACCAACGCAAGAAACAGGGCGCTGGACGACATCATCCTTGCGGCTTCTATCGGCGCTGCTACCTCGGTCGATGAGGCCGGTGAGTCCACGTCAACGGTCGCGCTCCCGGGCGGCCAGACGATCGCGAACGGTGGTACGGGCCTGACTCTCGCCAAGATTCTTTCAACGGCCGAGATCATGAACGGTCAGGACGTCGACCCGGACGACAGATACTTCTTCTACTCTGCACACGCGATGACCAACCTTCTCAACAACACTGTGGTCACTTCCTCTGACTTCTCAACAATTCAAGCGTTGAGCAGAGGAGGCTTCGCCATGGATCAGTCTTGGATGGGCTTCCGGTGGCGGATGTCGACGCGCCTCCCGAAGACGGGCAACATCAGGACGTGCATCGCCTGGCAGAAGAACGCCGTGGGCGGTGCCATCGCCGCAGTGACTGAGCAAGACGTCACTGTTTCAGACGCGCCGCACAAGTGGAACAACAAGCAGTGCGTTATCAAGCTCTCGGCCGGCGGCACGCGAATCGACGACGCGGGCGTGGTGTCTATCGACATCGACGAAACTCAATAGCGCCCGGCGCTATAGAAAGGAAAAGACATGGCAACAGTTTTCGGTCTCGAGCAGGGCCTGGTCGAGGCGGGTCGGCATCCGAATCCGCCGCAATACCAGGGGAAGTTGCGGATCATCAAGGGGACGTTCACCACGACTGCGACGCCTGGTGCTTTGGGCTCGGGCCTCATCACAGTAGCTTCTGGCGACGTGGTCGTGCTCGGCCTGATGCACAAGGACGAGCAAGTGCTCAACGGTTTGCAGACCAACGGTGCGATGGGCGGTGCCGCAACTGCAAGCATCGGCACGTATTCTCGTGTCGGCAACGTATTCACTGCTGTCGCCTCGACGCGCTACCTCAACGCGCAGTCGGTCGTCGCGGCGGGGCAGAACGCCATTGCGGCGACGGACGCGCAGAACTTCTTGGACGTTCAGACGTTGGACCAAGTCTATATCGCCCTAACTGCGGGCGGTGGCGGCTCGTATGCCAACGGCCAGACGTTCAAGATGGCGTTCTACTACATCGGCGATTAACGGTCGTTACTGGTGGCGTGCGTGCCCTTGACGCACGCCACAGGGAGATGGCGTGAAGATCACGAAGGCGTTCACGATTACAGCCATCGGCGGGACGTCGGTGACGTTCACGCCGCAAACTGGCTTTGAGGCTTCGCTTGGTACTGAGGGTGGCAATCCTGGATTGTGGGGCACAGGTACAGTCGTACTCACACAGGGTGTGACGCCTGATGCGTCGTACTTCAAGAGCGCATACAAATACATCCTGGAGATCAGTCGTGTTGCGTAGGCTTGCGCTCGCTCTCGTTCTAGTCTTGGCGCTTGCAACGCCTACGTTGCCACAGCCAGAACAGACCTGTCGTATTACACAGACTGCGACAGGTTTGGCAAGCACCGCGGTAACGTTAACGGTTCCTGCGGGTGGTTCGGGACTGTTCTTCTACATCTGCACAATCGACATCTCGATGGTCGCAAACGCTGCCGTAACAGGTGCAGCTGGCCCGGCACCAATCTTCACGACGACAAATCTCCAGAACAACCTTGTGTTTTGGGGTGATAACTCGTCTCTGACGATTGGGCAGCAACGTTCGATCATCCAGCTTGCGTGGCCTACGGGTATGCGAACATCAATATCTAACACGGCGTTTACAATCGTGACCAGTGGAGGACAAGCGACCCAAAACGTTCGAATCAACGTCACCGGATACTACGGACTGTAGGAGGGATCATGGCAATCGGGTGCACGCATTGCAAGGAGAAGTTCACAGACGAGGACACCGCGAAGCTACATGTCGTTCAACATGCGGTCGTCCACGACAAGTACGATCCACTCGTCGGTATGGTGCCGGCGGTGAAGGAAGTACCAGACGAGGAAGAGGAAGCGCCGTAGACTCAAAAGGGCTTCGGCCGTTGAGCCTATCAGCGGCCACATAAAACATGGCTGAAAGCGAAGCGACGATCTGTTCCGACGCCTTAACTCTGTTAAGGGCGCAGCCGATTACTGCGTTGAATGAACAAAATCCCAGGGCACTTTTGTGTCGTCAGCACTATCCAAACTCGCGCGATGAAATGCTCGGGCGCGTACCGTGGCGCGAAGCACGAAAGCGCGTCGAGCTTGCGCTCAGCGCGACAATTCCATTATTCGGCTGGTCTGCATACTTTGCCACGCCTCCAGACTGCATATGGGTTTGGAGAACTTCTCTAGATATTGAAGAAGGTGGAGACGGTAGCATCAACTGGGCGATGGAGAATGGCTTCGTCGCTACGACAGTGAGTGCGCTAAAAGCGCTGTATATTTATCGACTCACTGATACGAAGCAGTTCTCTAGCCTTCTTTCGAAGGCGATCACTTACGACCTCGCTGCGAAGCTCGCCTATCCATTGACAAACAGTGGAGCAGCTCAAGAACAGTGGGCGAAGGAACGAGATCAAGTTATTAGAACTGCCGGTGCGCGTAATGGTTCGATTGGAACGAAGGATCGTTACAAGTCAACAACGTTGACCAGAGATGTGCGATAGCACGTGGCTCTGACAAGCCCGCCCGTCACTAATTGGTCGAAAGGAGAGATGTCCGAGCTCCTCGAAGGACGTACAGACCTCGAGCAGTATTTCAACAGTGGCAAAACACTCGAGAATGGTATTGTCCTCAATCAGGGACCTTTTCAGCGACGCCCTGGGACTCGGCGGGTCAATGAGGTTAAGAACTCTTCGCAATTAACCAGAATCGTTAAATTTATCGCGTCGAAAAACTCTGCGTTCACTTTGGAATTTGGCAATAACTATATTCGATTCAACAAGAACAATTTTCCTGTCCTCGACTTCCCTTTGTTCACGACGGGCTTTTGGTCCCAGGTAGGTCTTGGGGCGTTTGATGGTACAAAAGTCAACGATGGCCTTTTAGTCCTCAATGCTTTTAACACTGACGCTGCGATACCGGGCGCTGTTTTGCGATTTGATAATGGCTCGCCCGTTGCTCTTGGTTCTATTGTGCTCACTACTGCCGTAGGCACATCTCTTGCCGACTGGGCTTGGGAATATTCTGACAATGATGTCGCCTACTTTACAGTAACAACATTTCGTCCTCCGGCAAATGCTACGACACAATTTAGCTTCCAACATGGTGTCGCACATCGTTTTTGGCGGATGCGTCTTCTTAATACACCAGGTCCTGGTGTCGCGATTAACGAGGTTCAACTCGGACGAATCGTAGAGATCGCCACGCCTTATGTCTCAGGTGATTTGCGACTATTAAACTTTAGCCAACTTAATGACGTGCTGTATATTTCGTCACTTTTCTACGAGTCACGTAAATTGCTCCACTACAGCGACACTGTGTGGCAATTGACATTCTTAGGCAAAGCTCAACAAGGTGATGCCTTTAGAGTTCCTCCATCTTATGAGTATGGTTCACGTCCTCTTGGCGGTGCAACACTCACTGTCTCAGCTGTGAGTGGAGCAGGCGTAACTGCGACGGCGGGCGCGGCGACATTTCAGAACGCGGATGTTGGGCGCGAAATTATCGTTTTTAATGGCCCAAACGTCAGCGCTCGGGCAACGATTACCGGCTTTACATCAACAACAGTTGTTACAATTACAATCACAAACAATTTTGTGACCGTAGGTCCCGTTGCTGTCGTTGACTGGAAGATGATTGATTCTTACAAGACGGGGATCACGCCTTCGGCGAAAACATCTGCCGGTACTGCGATCACACTAACATTAGATGTTGCAGGATGGCGCACAGGAGACATTGGCAAGTTTGCATTCCTCAATGGTGGGATCGCCGAAATCACAGGGATTACCTCCACTACCGTGGTGAATGCAATTCTACGAAGTGAATTAAACAGCGTTGCTAAAGCAGAAAGCGATGCTTGGTCTCTCGAAGAGAACGCTTGGTCTTCGACTAATGGTTTTGCTACAAGCGACGAATTTCACGATCAGAGGCATTATTACGGTGGAACTATCGCACAGCCGATGACTTTCTGGGGATCTAAGGTTAATGATCTCGAGAACTTCGCCGTCGGTGTTCTTGATGATGATGGTGTCGAATACACGATTGGCGATAATCAACTAAATGCAATTGTATGGTTGCGTTCTGCTAGACATTTGCTTATTGGAACCACCGCGGGTGAGTTCAACGTCTTTGGCTCACAAGATGCGGCGATTACGCCACTAAATATTCAGGCAAGACCGGAGACAGCCAATGGGTCTACAGATGACGTCGCTCCTCTTAAGATCGGCGCAGTCGTTATCTACGTGGCGGCATCGACACGTCGTGTTCGTGAATTTGTGTACGACTATAGCATTGATGCTTATGTTTCTCCTGACCTATTGGTACTTAGTGAGCATCTTACGAGGCGCAATGGACTTCTCGAGCTGGCTTATCAAAGGGAACCCTGGTCATTGATTTGGGCCGTTCGCGACGACGGTGTTCTTCTTTCAGCAACATATCTAAGGGATCAAAATGTTATTGCGTGGACTCGACAACTCTCTGGATCAACAACAATTGACTCACGGTCTGGTCATCAGATCGCAGGTGATGGGATCGTAGAATCAGTTTGTATAATTCCCCATCCAAACGGTGATCGTGAGCAAGTCTGGCTTATTGTTCAACGGATTGTTGGAGGACAAGCAAAGAGATTTGTTGAATATATCGACGATGGGCAGTTCGTCTATGATCGCTTGCACACAGACTGTGCGACAACATACAATGGCACGGGGCTCTCTATCCTTACGCTCTCAGGCGTGAGTGGCAATATCACCGCCACGTTGAGCGTGGCGCAATTTACAATTGCAGATGTCGGACGACAGATTCAGCTTATTGGAGGCCCGGGACAAGCTCTTATCACTGCGTTTACATCTCCCACGGTCGTTTCTGCAAGTGTTGTTACACCATTCGCAAGCGTGGGGCCTTTTGCGACAGGGACATGGGGCATCGCACGCAAAGACATTGGACCAATTCCACAACTTGAAGGTAAAGTTCTCGATGTCGTAGGCGAAGGTGCGCCTCAAGCATCTGTGACAATTCTCAATGGTTTTGCAACGGCGCAAGATTTCGCGATTCGGATGGAAGTTGGCATACATTACGAAAGCGTTCTACAGACAGTTCGTCCAGAACCCGGTGGACCACGTGGAAGCTCTCAGGGACTTCCTAAGTCCATCAGTGAGGTTACTGTTCGAGTCTTTGAGACGCTAGGTGTGCAAGTTAACGATCAAGATGATGTTGTGTTCAGAGTTACAACCGATGTAAACGGTCAACCACCTCCTCTTCGTACCGAAGACATCAGATCAGAGGGACTACTTGGATGGGATACGACCGGACGACTCACGATCCGCCAGAAGCAGCCGTTGCCGTTGACGGTAACGTACATGACCGGACTCACAAACGTTGGAGGAGCCTGAGTGATTACTCTATCATAAATTTCGAGACATGGCATTTTATGCGCCTCGACGCACTTGTTGGAGCGCATCGTGGATTGGGTGCATATCCGATAGAGGCGCGGCGCATCGCACGTGCGTACAAAGAAAGCGGCGTGGGCAAAACACTATTCTACAATACTGATCCGATTGCCTCTGCGGGTCTACACATGCCGTGGCCGGGCCTCGCATTTGCGTGGGCCGTTATTTCCCCCGTGGCATTAAAGCGTCCACATGTGATTATGACGCACAATTCAATTGCGAATGGATTGATGGACCTTGCTGAGGCATATAACCTCAGAAGGATCGAGGCTTGTGTTGACGAGAGCTTTGTTGTTGGACAACGTTGGATTGAAAAGCTCGGATTCAAATATGAGAGTGATATACCGCTGTTTGGGCCGCAAGGTCAGGACTTCAAACGTTATGTCATTCTGAGGAAATTCGATGGCTGAGTACGCTGGTGTCATTGTCGCTGTTGCTGCTGTCGCGGCTGCTGCGGCGTCTGCGTATGGCGCATACGCTTCGGGCCAAGCACAGTCTGAAGCGGCAGACTATAACAAAAGAGTTGCAGAAGACAACGCGCGTCTTGCTACTCAGCAAGCTGAAATTGACGCACAAAATTTATCCGAAAAACAACGTCGTCTGCGTGCGGCGCAAAATGTCGCATTTGGCGCCTCCGGCGTTGAATCCGACGAGGGGTCTCCTCTTCTTGTGATGGCTGATACTGCGGCGCAGCAAGCCCGGGATCTGTATCTGGTCCGCTATGGGGGCGAGGCGCGGGCGGCTGCCTTCGAGGCGGAAGCAGGCTTACAGGCCCTTTATGCGCGCCGATACAGCCAAGCAGGCGCCTATGGGGCAGGAACCAGCCTATTAAGCAGCGGCGCTGGTATAGCGGCCAGTTCTTACTACGGTCGTTATGGTTACTATCGTAACGATCGTGGAGGATACCCCAATTCCTAAGATCCCCGACTACGTCAGCACGCAGAGCGTACCATTGATTCCAGGACCGCAGATGAGTCCCGACATCAACGCTTTGCCTGAAAAGACGTTCGCTGTAGGAATGCACAATACCGAGCAGAACCTCCAGCACGCGTTAAGTCACATTGCCGCGATGGACGCGGAGAAGCAGCGGCAACAGGATACCTCGGACGCTTATAATGCAATGTTGGAGGGTGCAAAGAAACGTTCGCAGCTTGAGATTGATCTCAAGGGCGGAAAGTACGACGAAGATGGAGCTTTACTAGAGCCACCCGCAACGTCGAAAGACTACGCGACTCGTTCAATCACAGGAATGAAAGACATTGGCGATGAGATCGCTAATGGGCTCGAGAAACCTAGTGTCCGGGATATTTTCAGGAAGAGTTGGGCGCGCGAGTCTGCTTCTCAAGCGATTCAGGCCGGGCATTATCGATTTCAATTATTTCAAGGTGAACAAACCGCCGAGGTGACACAAAACTATCATGATACGCTTCGGCTCGTTGGCGCGGCTCCCACTGCTGCGGACGCCCAAACACGTGCGGATTTGTTCCGTGTCTATCTTGCAGGGAAATCCAACGCCATTGCTGGTGGCGCTGCTAGAGCGGAAACCATCAGGCAAGCGTTTGACAAAGAAGTTGCGACGCATGAGGCGCGCCTCGATATTCGTGGAGGCATCACGAATGAAGACCTGCAAACAAAGTACGAGGGGCGCCTCGACCCGGGGACGCTTGACAATCTAATTGTGCGCAATGATACAGCCATTGCACGCTCGGAAACAGCAAGAAAGACTGCCATTAAGGATTGGGCTGAAAGCGTGCAAAGAGTGGGCTCACGCCTCGTTTCCGAAGGAAAACTCACGACTGAGTTTCTTGACGACTACAAGGACGCCTACACAGGCGAGCATCTTCAGACGATGTATAAACTCTTAAACGATCAACAACTTGGTCGGCACACGCTCACAAAAGATGCGTTAGTCGGACGCGAAGCGGCGGCAAGAGTAGGAAATCGTACAAGTCTTGTTATTGACCCACAGATACAGCTTCATTGGCTAAATCAGCAATATGCTGAGGGGCGAATTGGGACGGATCTCTACATTCCATACTCGTCTCTTTGGAGTACAGAGATTGAGAGAAGGCGTAATGATTCCAAAAGTACGCGAAACACTGAAGAGACAGAGATGCGTCGCCTTGATGAGCACAATTATCGTGCTGTTGTGAGTCAGATCAATCAAGTTTTCCAACCTACGGGTAAATTTGACAATTTCGACGCTGTTTTGACTATTAACAAAGAGCTTTTGCTCGAACAGATCAATCGTCGGGCAAAATACATGGGTGGGCAAGATAATCCCACGGATATTTTCAACGAATTGCTCCCGAAGTACCTTGCGCCTGCAAATGATCGTCTTGAAAACTACGTGGCGAAGCTTCAAGGTCAAATTACCTACAAAACGATGCCTGAGCTCGTCGCTGATAGGGGAAGAATTGGCGAGGACGAGTTTCGTCGTCAGGCGGGTATGATGAAACTGCTCAAAGACCTCCAAAACTCTCGCCAGAACTATCTAATCAATACCCCCGCGGGACGTCGTGAAGGGATCTCGCCATAATGGGTGGTAATTGGACGATCGCGAATTTCGAGCAATTTGAGAAGGACATGCGCGCGGCCGGGCATAGTGACGACGATATTCGTCGCGGATGGGCGGCATTGCAATTTCCACCAAAGGGTGGAGGTATCGAAGTTGTGCCTGGAGGTACTGAGGTACCTCTCGCCACGAGTGGCATGGGCGTACCGTACTCAAACGACGCGCCTACACAAGGCATGGGCCTCGTCAGATACAAACAGATGTTGAGGCAGAAAGAGGATCAAGAACTCAATAAATTTATAGACCAAGAGATGAAGACGCCCTCGACGAATCTTGGAGAGCCTCTGACGCCTTCGGTAGAACCGCCGAAGCCAAAGCCTGGAGCTATCGCGGCTGGGGCGCAAACGGCAGGGGCGATGTTTTTGAAGGGTGGACAACATTTCGTCGATGGTATGTTCGATGCAGCGTATGCGATGGAACCCTTCATGGGGAAGAAAACCCAGGGATACGGCTCTGAGGCAATCCTCGGGGGATTGACGATGCTAATGGCAATCCCTTCGGGTGTTGGGGTTGCTGTCACAAAGGCAATTGATGGATATATTCCAAATATGGATATGACCATCGCTTTGCCCGGTGCGCAACGTATTGGCGACTCCTCACCTGCTGGATATGTTCGTGCATTTTTAGGTGTTCCGTCGCTTCTTCTAGGCGCAAAGATGCGCCAGACATTGAAAGATCATCCCGAGCTTGTGGAGCAAGAACTTAACAGGCCGATGACGTATAAGGAATTGTTTGAAAACATCATCGCATTCGGGGCTGCGCCTTTCGTCAACAAGGTCGCTGTCCGAGGATTTCGTTTTGCGGCGGAGAGAATGACTCCAGAACCGATTCAAATTCAAAATGCTGTCAAGGGGGCTGCGGCTCCGCCGCAGGCGCCGCCAGGGGCGACATACTCACCCTATGTTGAAACACCACGAACTGGCGCCGTGACGTTGAGCGATTCTAATTGGTCGTCTTATGTTCGTGATGCGACGAGTACGAGACAAACTGGAAATATCGATCCTTCTCAGATCGCGCAACGTGTCGATACGATCGCGCAGCAATTGAGTGAGATTAGCAAGGACTATACGCCTGAGGCCCTCGCGCCAAAGGCGCCGACGGGCGAAGCTCCTGTCAAGCCCTCAGCTGCTGAGCCACCTATCGCCGGTGTTCCATCGACACCTGGAGCGCCTTCTGGCGAGACGCCACCAACGGCACTTGGTCCAATATCTCAGATGTCCGAGAACATGCGCGTGGCGATCGATGCGGTGAAGGAGACGTTGACGAAGTCACAAGAGCCCACAACGCCAAAACCACGTTGGACAGAAATGCATGATGCTATGCCTGGAGAGCCTCTCGCTTATCTTGATACTCCGGGGATGGCATTTGAGAAATCACCTGCCGTGATTGTCAAAGAAGGTGAGTCGTTTATTATTAGAAATCAAAAAGGTGAAGACATCGGGCATTTCGGCTCAATGGACGAAGCCATGCGCGCGGGCGAGCAGATTTTACCTCAAGATGTCAAAGGCTCGATGTTGCAAGAGACTAAGATTCCTGCTTCGCAAGCAAGATATCTTCAAACAATCGCTTCGGATGTCGAAGCCGCAATGAAGCATTATCTAGGCGACCAAGCAGGGCGCGTTGACCCTGCTCTTCTCGCACATATGGCTGTCGGGGCCATCATCGGAGGTACGCAAGGTACGACGCCTGAAGAGCGTCTGACTTACGCTTTTACAGGGTTAGTCGGTGGAATCTTCGCTCGGCGTCTGGCATCACGACTACTTGACGCAGTCCGGAAGAACCCGGAGGCTGCGCCTATTCTCGACACAAGCAATCCCGTCAACGCAGGGCTAAAGCCCCCTGTGCCTGAGTACGCTCAAACAACAGAGGTAATGGGGAGAATTGCAGATCGGACGAACGTCTCAGTCAAGCGGATATTGACTAATGATCCACCTCTTCAACGCTCAGACATTCGGCCAGTTCAACAAATCTCGGCCGAAGCCTCCAAAAATGTTGTTGATCTCGCTCGACGAATCACCGATGGCGAAGCTGTCCTACCTGGAGAACTTAAGCAGGCATTTGCGCTCGCAAGAGACTTGCATACGGCCACGCGAAAGATTGGACGAGAGGTAGGAATCAGAAATCTCCCTGAAAGGGAGGCGGCTCTTGCGACCAAGAGCCAGATTGATCGTCTCGCAAAGGAGTGGGACCCTTCGACAAGCGAAGCCCGGCTTGCTGAGATGATTATGGACCTCCCTGATGTTGGGCTTGGCGCCCGATTGTACTATGCAGTGCCAGATGCATTGTTAGAGACAATGTATACAGGGCAACTACTCGGAACGGCGCTAGTAAGGAACGGCGTCGCGATGATCGGGACGATGCCCATGACCATCATGGGAAAGAGCTTCGCATCAATGCGCGTTTGGAGGCCCAATGCGCCTCCACTTGACAGCGCGGCTCAAGGTGCAGTGGCTGCACTTGAGGGACTATATGAACAGATCAGACTCGCACGTTCATGGGACTCTCTTGGAGTCCAAGCAGCGGCTCTCGGACCGACAAAAGTAGAGATCGCGCCTCGTGGCTTTTCTGCGCTCGCCGAGATTGCGAGTGACTACAACCTCGACGGCGTGAGCCAGGGGCTCAATTTTATGCACAGCCTGGCGGGCGTGGCGCCCGAAATACTTGCAAGAACTGATGGGATGGGCAAGGCTTGGTTTGGTCGAGTCTTTACACATTGGGAGGCCCTGGACGCTGCCGCACGTGAAGGGAAGACCTACGAAGGCTTTTGGGACAAGTACGAGAACCTCAAAACGAATTACGACGAACTTTCGGGCGAAGCGCGCATCCGTGTGGCGGAAGCCAGGGATCAATACACGGCAAACAAGAAGTTCGAGGGAGCATTTATGCAGATGCTCCAAGCCGGGCCTCAAGACCCTTGGCTCAATCTAGGTTATAGACTTCTTGTTGCACCTTATGTCCGTACGCCAATTCGGCTCGCAGAGATGCATGCGGACTTCACTCCTGGATTGAATCTTGCAAGTACAAACTATCGCGCGGCGATGGCCGCCGGAGGCGCACAGGCGGAGATGGCTCGTGGGCAGCTTTACGCGGGCGTTGCGATGTTTACTGGCGCTGTCTGGCTTGCTTCTCAAGGTTATATTACGGGTCCTGCTCCCGGCGATCCAAAAGATGCTAAAGCGATGAAGGATGCGGGGATGCCTCCTATGTCATTTTGGGACCCCTTGAGTCAGAAGTATCGCTCCTACGCTGGGCTTGAGCCCTTGAGCACGGTACTTGCCTCTGGAGCGGTGATGGCGAGGATCGTTTCACAGATCCCCGAAGCGAGCTTCACAAAGCTCATGCTCGCTTTTGGCGAGGCGGAAGCTCAAGCGATTCCTCAAAAATCATATTTGCAAGCTCTGAGCCAGATGTACGATGTTATTAAGAATGGCAGTACTGATGCAACGTGGGAGAAGGCTGTTGACTATATTCGCCTGCGCCTTGCGAGCTTCAACCCCGTCGGCGCAGCTGAGATTGAAAAACTCGTCGATCCTGCACAGAGGCGCGTTATGAAGTTCGACACAGACAAT